GCCGGAGGCCACCAAGCGTGACGTGATCCGCGCGGCGTGGTTTATCCATGCCCACAAGGGAACGATAGGCGCCGTGCGTCGCGTAGTGGAGCCGCTGGGTTATCTGATTAACGTCACCGAGTGGTGGCAAACCAACGATCCGCCCGGCACCTTCCGCCTTGATATCGGCGTGTTAGACACGGGCATCACCGAGGAAATGTATTACGAGATGGAGAGGCTTATTGCTGATGCAAAGCCTGCCAGCCGTCACCTTATCGGCCTGAATATCATCCAGGACATCCCGGGTTATCTCTATACCGGCGCCCTGAGCTATGACGGCGACATCATCACGGTTTACCCCGGATAAGCGAGAGCACAATGACAGTGAAATATAAAACGGTTATCACCAAAGCCGGTGCGGAAAAACTGGCTGCAGCAACCGTCCCGAACGGGAAGAAAGTGAACTTTACGGCGATGGCGGTCGGCGACGGTGGCGGTGCGTTGCCGGTGCCTGATGCCAGCCAGACAAAGCTGGTGAAGGAAGTCTGGCGCCACGCGCTGAATAAAATCAGCCAGGACAAGAAGAACAAAAACTACGTTGTGGCAGAGCTGCTGATCCCGCCTGAGGTTGGCGGTTTCTGGATGCGTGAGATGGGGCTGTATGACGATGCCGGAACGCTGATTGCCGTCGGGAACATGGCTGAAAGCTATAAACCCACGCTGGTGGAGGGCTCAGGGCGCGCGCAGACGTTGCGCATGGTCATCATGGTCAGCGATATCGCGTCCGTCGAGCTGACGATTGACACCTCAACGGTAATGGCGACGCAGGATTACGTTGACGGGAAGCTCGCGGAGCACGAGCAGTCGCGCCGCCATCCGGACGCGACCCTTGCTGCGAAGGGCTTTACACAGCTCAGCAGCGCCATTGACAGCACCTCCGAGGTGCTCGCCGCAACGCCGAAAGCGGTGAAGGCGGCGTACGACCTGGCGAACGGGAAATACGCGGCTCAGGACGCCACCACGGCGCAAAAGGGGATTGTCCAGCTTAGCAGCGCGACCGACAGTGTGTCTGAGGTGCTGGCGGCGACGCCGAAGGCGGTGAAGACGGCGTACGATCTGGCAAACGCCAAGTACACCGCGGTGGATGCCACTACGGCACGCAAGGGGCTCGTTCAGCTGAGTAGTGCTACAAATAGCTTATCTGAGGCGCTGGCGGCTACTCCTAAAGGAGTTATCACGGCTGTTAAAGAGTTAAAGGACACTTTGGGTAGTTCAGCAAATGCTGATGTTGTTTCATCTATGGTCGATGTGACAACGGGGCGTGTTCCGATGGTGGGCTGGATGGGGCTTGGGGGAATAAGGGATACGAAGATTGCCAATGAAAACATGGCCTCATTCTGGAGAGATACCAGCATTGTAAAAGCAGGTATAACAATCCCCTACGATGGTTCGCCAACAGTTTCATATTTTGCTATTGATGGAGCGAATCAGCATGCTTACGTCGGGAGAAAGCCACCCGGTGGCACTATTTCATGGGTGAGGCTCTACAGTGAGTTTAATAAACCTACTGCATCTGATGTTGATGCGGTTTCAGCATCTCAGGGGGGAACTTTCCAGAGAGAAGTCACTTTTAACCAAGGGTTGTCCAGTAGAGGAAGAATAACATTTGGCGATTATTCGCGCGCAGTGGGTTCGTCTACCTACAATGCGATGATGAATGTTAGTGATTCAACAGGAAAAACCCGCTGGGCTTTTGGTCCTTATGAGAATTCATGGTCCATCTATGCCTATAATGCTGATGGTTCTTACAAAGGAAATGTAGTCAATATTGATTTTACTACTTTCAATGCGTCTTTTGCAGCGCAGGTAATTCCAAATAATTACGCAAATTTTGACGCGCGTTACCTTCAACAGGCTGGCGGTACAATTACTGGTAATTTGGCGATTAATAATAATGCGCCCATTATTACATTTTCGGAAGCGGATACCGGTAAAAAATATTTTATCGTTGCTGACGGGAGCGGTTTTCGTATTAACGAAGATTCTACGGCTGGTAATTTTGTGCTTTCTTATCTTGGAGGCAGTAAGCAGCTTAAAACTGTGGGGCAATTTGTCCCCGGGGACTGGGCTAATTTTGATGCTCGCTATCAGGCTAAAGGAAGTTACACTCCCGCAGGGCAGGCTTATACGAAAGCTGAAAGTGATGCTCGCTACCAACTGAAAAATACCGCATCGAGAGCAACTAACGGTTGGTTTAAAGATGCATCTACGGGAATGATTTTTCAGTGGGGCACCATTACGCTTCCTGCGTCTGGTAATCGCACGACGTCAGCAGCTTTCTCTTTTCCTATGACATTTCCAAATGCTGCGTTAAACCTACAGACCACACCGGCGAGTGTTGGGGTCAGCAATAATGGTTACTTAGCTGTAACCGCAGTCACTTCATTGTCTGCTTCTGGCGGGACAATATATGCCGACTCAAATAATGGTGAAAGCTTTAGCAAAACACAGACTGTACGTTACTATGCAGTGGGGTATTAATAATGAGTGTTTATTTTAGCGCTTTAACAATGGGTTTTTATTTGAGTGATTTATATCAGGATTATGAGCTTTCCGGTACCTGGCCGAAAGATGTTGTAGAAATTTCTGATCTCTGTTATGAGCATTTAATTGACGAGCAAGGGAAAGGTAAAGTTATTAGGGTTAATGAATACGGTCAGCCTGTACTTTCCGACCCCGCTCCTCCTGAACCTGAACAAATTATTAACGTTGCGGCTGAGCAAAAAAACAAGCTGATGTATGAGGCAAACAACGCTCTGCTGCCTTTGCTGGATGCGGTCGATTTAGGGATTGCAACAAAATTGGAAAGCGCGTTGTTGTTCGAGTGGAAGAAATACCGTGTTCTCCTCAACCGTATTGATACCAGCAAAGCGCCAGATATTGAATGGCCTGAAAAACCTCAATAACCCAAGCCCTCCTCCCGGAGGGCTTCTCGTTTGTTGTGTAATCCTTTCCCCAACCCCAATACGTCGCATCAATCGCGCACTCCACAGACAATAGCCTCACCACTAAACCACGGAGTTAAACAGATGGGCGACTATCACCACGGCGTGGAAGTCATCGAAATCAACGATGGCACGCGCACCATTTCCACCGTCTCGACGGCAATCATCGGTATGGTCTGTACGGCCAGCGATGCTGACGAACAGACATTTCCGCTTAACGAGCCGGTGCTCATTACCAATGTGCAATCCGCCATTGCGAAAGCCGGTAAACAGGGGACGCTGTCCGCTTCCCTTCAGGCTATCGCCGACCAGTGCAAGCCGGTCGTTGTGGTTGTCCGCGTTGCTGAAGGTATCGACGACCCGGAAAACCCTGAAGCCGCACAGAAAGAGACTATCTCTAACATCATCGGTACCACCGACGAAAACGGTAAATACACCGGCCTGAAGGCGCTTCTGACCGCAAAAACCGTCACTGGCGTTAAGCCGCGTATTCTCGGCGTTCCGGGACTGGATTCGCTGGAAGTGGCCACCGCGCTGGCCGCGACGTGCCAGAGCCTGCGTGCGTTTGGCTATGTCAGCGCATGGGGCTGTAAAACCATTCCTGAGGCGATCGCCTACCGCAAAAACTTCAGCCAGCGTGAGCTGATGGTCATCCACCCGGACTTCCTGGCGTGGGATACCGCGACGAACGCCACTAAAATGGCCTGGGCAACCGCGCGCGCGCTTGGCCTGCGCGCCAAAATCGACCAGACCACCGGCTGGCATAAAACCCTGTCAAACGTGGGCGTCAACGGCGTCACCGGC